GGATGTAGCAAAGCCTTCGGCTATAAACAGTGGGCCTGCATCGTCCATCGATCCGAGCGTCCAGAACTTTCCTGAGACCGCGCCCCCAGGATGAAACTGCTTGGAACCTTCTGAATTTATGTACTGCAAGCTACTGATGCTGCCATCTTCGCCGTATAAAGGCAGAGCTAGCCGGCCATCGCCAGTAACTCTTGAGCCGTGAGAGCTGACACCCTTTTGCTGCAGATACGGATGCGTATCCTCAGAGCCGGTGCATTTGCTCCAGATAGTCTCGACTGTGTGACTGGCAACCTCACGCTTTTGCTCCATCTCAGCATCGCGCACTTTCTTGGCCTCGCTAAGCCTTCGGCTGTGCGCCATCTGCTCTGCACTGGTTAGCGATCGGCCAACATCTGCTCGCCAGGTAACCTCTAGGTCAAGACGCCAGTCACCGAATCGGCCAGCGGGAATGCCGTCAGGAAAGCAACAGTACCAAGAGTTTTTACCCTTCTTACCGCTGCCGCTCCATCTGTGTAGCTGCCCATCAAGTTGTATCTTGTCGGGCGGTTCTAATCCTGCGCCTTTCATTGCTGCTATTAATTGCAGCTCTGGAGGATCAGCCTTGGGTGGATCTAAAGGCTTGAACGGGTGATCAAATAGTTTGGCCATTCTCACGCGCCTTTATGTAGTCAGCCAAAAGCTCGACTGTTGAGTATCGAGGATCTGTGTCCCCCTTCATAAGTCTAGTGACTACGTTGTAGTGCAAGCCGCATGCCTCGGCAACTTTTCGCAAATTGCTGTCTGCAAGTTGCTCCCGAATCTGCTGTAAAGTCATCATTATCTCCCTGTGTGAATTTATTTACCTTTGAAGGCTTGTGATCATGCACCAACTGTCATACGATGGCAACTGTCTCAAACGGAATAACTCCAACCGGGACAATAAAAAGGAAAACATTATGGCTATACAATTAAAAACTACGGGAGACCTGTCAGACAAAGGTCTTAAAGTCTTAGTCTACGGCCAGGCTGGTTGCGGTAAAACCACGCTGTCGAAGACGCTTCCAACTCCGATAGTCTTGTCAGCAGAAGACGGTCTTCTGTCTATCAAAGACGCTAACCTGCCTTTTATTGAGATCAAGAGCATAGCGGATCTGTATGAGGCTTACGACTGGATCGTGAAATCAAAAGACTATGAGTCGGTAGTCCTTGACTCAATTTCTGAGATTGCTGAAGTGGTTCTCTCTCACGAGAAGAAGATCAACAAGGATGGCCGTGCAGCTTACGGCGAGATGGATACGCAGCTGTCCGAAATCATTCGCGCCTTCCGTGATCTAAATATGCACGTATTGATGACTGCTAAGCTAGAAAAACAGCAGGACGAAATGGGTCGCATGCTGTACTTTCCGTCACTTCCAGGAAATAAGACCGCCCAAAAACTGCCGTACTTCTTTGATGAAGTGTTGGCACTTCGGGTAGAAAAAGACGAAGACGGTAAGACTCAACGCGCGCTGATGTGTGACTCTGACGGCCTATGGCTAGCTAAAGATCGCAGCGGCAAGTTGGACGGTTGGGAAGCGCCAGACTTAGGCGAGATTATCGCCAAGGTCGGAGGTGCAAAGTGAGCGTCTACAAGAAGTGGCTCGCCGCCAAGGCCAAAGAGAAAGCTGCCGTTGAAGTTCGTCGCAAGCTAGAAGACGATCTGATGCAGCAGTTTGGCTCTAACTTGGAAGGCACAAGAAATGTTAGCGATGCAGGCTACAAGATTAAAATTGTAGAGCGAGTCGCTAACAAGGTTGACGGAGATAAGCTGCAGGAGTTGGCCGATGAGGCCGGCTTGAGCGAGCATCTGGGTCAGCTTTTTCGATGGGTTCCTTCGATCAACATGGCAGCGTGGCAAGCTGCCGATTCAAGCATTACAGAAGCACTACTTGGAGCGGTCACTACTAAAGCTGGCCGTCCGTCTTTCACAATTGAAAAAGAGGAAGTTTAGCATGGCAAATCTAGGACAGTCTTTTAACACAAATGAAATTCCTGAGTCGGATAACAACTTTGATCCAATCCCTGCCGGTTGGTATGAGGTGTCAGTAAATTCTGCCGAGCTGAAGGAAACGAAGGCCGGCACGGGCGAGTACATAGCTATGCGCTATGACGTGCTTGGACCTGCACATCAGGGTCGTGTGATTTTCGGCAACCTGAATATCCGCAACCCTAACCCCAAGGCTCAAGACATCGGCATTCAGCAGCTCGGTGAGTTGATGCGCGCTATCGGCCTAGCATCCGTAGAAGATACCGATCAGCTCGTAGGCGGTCATCTTGAAGTTAAGGTGAAGATCCGTGAAGCTAGCGGCGGCTACGAGGCATCGAATGATGTCTCAGGCTTTAAGGCTATCAAAGGAGGCGCCACTCCGATGCCTGCTAAGAAGCCTGCCAAGAAAGCGGCGGCTGCGGCAGAACCAGAAGCAGCTGCCGGATCACCTCCATGGGCCAAGAAGTAGAATACAAGAAGTAGGCTAAAAAAGGCGCCCCGTCAAAAGGGCGCCAAACATGGCAAGGAGTAACATTAGTATGTCAGACATTCCCAAACCTATACAGCACATATCTAGCATGATTGACTCGGCTCACGAGGGTCGTCAAGAGCGACCGCGACCTCATCTGGGCTGCTCAACGCTTGGTCATCATTGCGATCGTTGGCTCTGGCTATCGTTTCGATGGGCTGTTGTCGAGAGCTTTCCAGGAAGAATCTTGAGATTGTTCCGGCGAGGTCAGTTAGAAGAAGACCTAATCATCTCAGACTTGAGAAGCATCGGCATAGATATAGAAGGAAGCCAAGATCGAGTGGATTTTGGCTCACACGTATCAGGCAGCGTTGACGGCATCATTCATCATGGCGTTCCTACTGCTGAAAAAACGAAGCACGTAGCCGAATTCAAGACGCACAGCAAAAAAAGTTTTGACGATTTATTTAAGAAAGGGGTCAAAGCATCTAAGCCTATGCATTATGTCCAGATGCAGGTGTACATGCTTGGCCTAAAGATTAGGCGAGCGTTATACGTTGCGGTCTGCAAAGATGACGACAGGCTGCACACCGAGCGCATTTATTTTGATGAAGATGTAGCCAACAAAGCTGTGGCACGAGGCAAGCGCATTGCTCTGGCAGACAGAATGCCTGAGCCTTGCACTGGGGCTAGCAAGGCTTGGTTCTTGTGCAAGTTCTGTCCAGCTTACTCTTTTTGTCATGAAAGCGAGCCTACCAAGCAGGGCAACTGCCGAACTTGCGCTCACGCCACGGCCACGCCTGGTTCCACGTGGAACTGCGAGCGGTTTGCGTCAGAAGATATCCCCATCGATTTTCAGCACGAGGGCTGCGACAGTCACACCATCCACCCAGATCTGGTCCCATATCATCGCAAAGAGGCTGACAGCCAGTGGGAGGCAATCTATGTCATCAACGGCAAAGATGTTTTAAATGGCGAGGCTGGATACAGTGGAAAAGAGATCATCGCCAACCCTAGCATGTGTGCCAGCGGCGAGATGGACCAATTAAGAAATGCATTTAACGGCAGGATTGTTGAATAAAAAAAGGAAGAATCAATGTGGATACTACCCAAAAATTACCGACTGTCCTCTCTTTATGCACAGGATATGGTGGAATCGAAAGAGGACTTGACCTTGCCGGAGTTGAGCATCGAGTCATCGCTCATGTGGAGATCGAAGCCTTCGCCATTGCGAACCTGGTTGCCAAGATGGAAACGAGCGAGCTGGATGCCGCACCTGTGTGGTCGAATCTTAAAACCTTGCCGGTGGATTGCTTTCGAGACCGAGTTGACATCCTCACTGGCGGTTATCCTTGCCAGCCTTTCTCAGCAGCAGGAAAGCGACTTGGAGAAGAAGATCCCAGACACCTCTGGCCTTACATTAAAGAAATCATCCGAGCAGTTAGACCTGTTCGGTGCTTCTTTGAAAACGTCGAAGGACACGTCTCTCTCGGACTCCGAGAAGTCATTAGCGACTTGGAAAGCCTTGGTTATACAACGGCGTGGGGAATATTCTCGGCGCGTGAAGTCGGCGCACCTCATCAGAGAAAGCGAGTCTACATCATGGCCGACTCCAAGAGTGAGCTCAGCAAACGGACCATCTCAGAGCGAGATAGAAATGGGCAATCCAAAGAAGCGCTTGGAGACAGAAGTGATAGTCAGGGAGCCAACTCAGTGGCCGACTCCAGCGACCCGCGATCATCACGCACAGGGATTGAATCACAACACAGCAACGAGATCGTCGAGCCTTGCGACAGTAATTCAAAAAGGGAATCCGGCGAGGATGTGGCCAACTCCGACAGCAACCAACAACGGCCCAGGGTTAGACAAGAACAATCCCAGAGGGATACAGCAGGGCAATGCCCTAGCAACAGCGGTTCTGTGGGAATCAAAGGGGTGGCCGACACCGATAGTTCAAGACTCGGACAAGGCAACAAAAAAGATGCGAAAGAACCATCAAAACAATCTGACGGCAGTGGTTTTCGATCAGGAGTCTTTTCCAACGCCTTCGGCCAGAGACTGGAAGGACAGACCAGGAATGGCAAAGACTGCGATCAATCCAGATGGATCAGAGAGAAAGCGAAACGATCAACTGGCAAGAGCAGTGTACGGAACAGAGAACCCCATCAGTGGCCAGCTGAACCCCGACTGGGTCGAGTGGTTGATGGGTGTGCCAATCGGGTGGACCGCATTAGACTCTTGGGAAACGGAGTAGTGCCTCAATGCGCGGCTAAGGCTTGGGCAGTTTTATCGGAGGAATTGTTGGGATCATGAAGCTAAGAGGTTATCAAGATCGATCAATAAAACTGCTTTACGAGTGGCTTGAAGCCAACGAAGGAAATCCCTGCCTAGTTCTTCCTACAGGCAGCGGCAAGAGCCACATCGTAGCGGCGCTCTGCCAAGATGCGCTGACTCAGTGGCCGGACACTAGGGTGCTAATGATCACGCACGTTAAAGAGTTAATCCAGCAGAACGCCGAGAAGATGCGCTTGCATTGGCCTGGCGCGCCGTTAGGGATTTACAGCGCAGGACTCAAGCAAAAGAATTTGTCAGAGCCAATTACTTTCGCCGGGATTCAG